TTTTCTAGCCTCAATAGCATTAGTCTGCATGTCAATGGCACGTTGCTTGTTGTCCGTGTCCACCTTTAGGTCATGGTTACGGATAAAGTTAGGATCATTCTGGTTAAAGTAAGCTGCAATTCTACCAGATGCATCCGGGTCCTTCATACCTTGTAACGCGTCACCAATGATTCCCTCACGTCCTTGCGGAAGCTGTGACCATGCGCCCATGAACTTATCCATGTCGTTAAACATGGAAGGGTTCTTAGATGCTCGCCAATCGGCTAGCGACATAAGCGGCTTTGACTCTTGTCCGCTAGTCATACCCGGAATCTTCTCAGGGTTCTGACTAAGATTGTTCAAGCGGTTAGACACTTGGTTGGCATAGGCTTCAGTCTGTGCAGCCGTGTGTTCCTTAGTGTCTACAATCTTCCCGTCCTTAATCGCTCCCGGGCCACTGTAATAAGCAGCGAATGCTAGCTTAGGGTCCTTGAACTGTGTCAATAGATCGGAGAGATAATGAGTACCGGCTTCAATACCCTTCTGGGCATCTGTTCTATCCTCATCTTTTAGGCCATATTTGGCACCAGTTTCCTTGGTGACTTGCATGATGCCTTTAACTCCGGTCGGACTAACCGCACCAGTGTTACCGCCGCTCTCTTGTTGGATAACAGCGCGGACCATGTTAGGGTCTACATTGTGTTCCTTAGCAGAGTCGTTTACGAAATCATCGTACGCTCCCGCTTGTCCGGTTGGCGCTTGGTCAGCAGTGCTTTGGGCAATCTTGTCGAATAGCGTCTTTCCTGTGTTCCACTGAGTTAGGCGAGACTTGACGTTGAGCGCATTTCCTAGCTCAAACGGACTATCAAGAATACGCCCATTCTCTCCCCACGCATAACCAAGTTCCTTGGCCGTTTTCAAGTCATCGTCAGTAAACAGGTTGCTTAGTTTAGCACCCGGCTTGACAACGTAGTAGTCTACGTCCCATTGTGGGTTACCGTTAGCATCCTTAGACTGTTGTCCAGTCGTCGGGTCTACACGAGCTACGCGCATGAACGGAATGGCGTGATCTAGAGTAACGTGATATTTAGAAAAGTCACTATACTTTACAGGACCTTCTAAGTACCCCGGAGCCTTTTGCTGTAGATTCTCTAGCAAGGGCTTGTACTGAGAGATATAGTTATCCGTTGCCTCTGCGTCCATCTTCCCGATATTACGAGCAATGGAGTAGTTACGCATGTTAGTTTCGGTAGTTTGCGCCCTACGAGTGTAATCCTCTTGTGCTTGTTGCTTAGACTGAGCGTTAGCTTGAGCGATAGGATTCTGTTCTCCTTGCTTCATGCCCGCTGCTGCTGCCTTGGCAATACCATTAGGACCTTGGCCGTTCGCTAGTCCCGCAATCCCACCTGTAAGCGCTTCTAGGGCAATAGCAAGAGCAAGGTGCGAGTTAGATACCGGAACTTGAGTCTTTACCTGATTACCGTAAGGATCAATAGAGTATTGGAAACGCGGACCACCCGCAAGAGCCTGCGCGACTTCATGGAACGCACTAGCCTTTTGCACGGCAGGGTTCTGCTGTGGTATAGGAGTTCCGCCCTCACCTTGTCCAGACTTTGGCATTTGCGGTGCTTGGGGAGGTTTTGGACCTTGCGCCTGTGGACCCTGAGGCTGTCCTTGTCCGGGTTGTGGCTGACCGGGTTGTGGTGCTTGGCCGGGAGCCGGTTGAGCCGGAGTAGGTGTCTGTGGCTCGTCCGGAGCCGATGCTTGCGGAATAGTGCTATCGTTAGCATCAGGATTAGACACGTCTAGTACCTGTCCGTCATCTGGAGGAGTTGAAACTCCCTCATATTGTGTTTCTGGTGCTGTAGGCTGTGTGGGTGTCGTCATTTTATCCTATGAAATCGTATAGTTATCCGGCACGGTATAATTAGTTGTCTCGGCGTAGCCACCGTTGTTAATGTTAGTACCTGTAGCATTGCTACTAGGGTTTCCTAACCCTTTAGTTAAATTTCCAACAATACCGCCCGTTGCCGCGCCTGCTACCGAGCCAAGCACACCGCTCACAGCGCTCATCCAGCTATTGTTTTCTTGAGCAATTTGGTTAGCAGTCGTAGAAGCCGCCGCCCCCGCCCCGGTTGCTGCACTCCCCGCTCCGGTTGCCGGGTTAAAGACATTAGTTGCCGCTTCCATACCCGCCGCCGCATTCTGGTAGTTCTGACGGCCAATCGCGTAGTCTTCTTGCTGAATTTGATTTAATTGACTAGCCTCTTGGTTTCCAGCGTTTTCGGCAAGTTCAATATTAGTTTGTGTATTCGTACCACTTGGGAGAGCCACGTTTCCGCCACCCACAGCCGCTTGTGCGTTACCGACCGCTGCCTTTTCATTCTTGTATTGCTGCGCTGTGTTGGTTATCACACCCGAATTTAGATTCTCAAGTGCTCCTGTAGAAAGCCCCTCTTGGTCTGGTCCCGCATCAAGTGTTGGCGCAAATGTGTTAATAAGAGACTGGAATACGCTGGACGACGCTCCGAACACTGTAGCGGACTGCGAAGTCATCTGGTTAAACAGCGCCGACTGCTGGTTAAACGTCGAAGTTTGTTGTCCGCTTGCTCCGCACGCTAGATCGAGTTCCCCTTTGTATTCGTAAAATTCGTCGTGAACCTTGACGTAACGCCCCATCCCGTCATCCCACTGAAAGACGGTATTTGTGTGTATTCTCATGCTAGCATTCCTCTGTCGTTTTGTCAAGAGTCTTGAACAATATTTCTTCACCAAATTCCTGAAACCCAAGCCGTTTGGTGCAAAATTGTCTCAGGGCCGGAGAGTTGCTTTCGAAAAAGAAACCCGCTACGCCGTTCTCCCGCGCTAGCCTCTCTAGTTCGGGGAATCCAATTACCATCGCTTTCAAGTTGCGCTTGGCATCACTATTATTTACATACTGTATATCTAGTCTTATGATTAGACATTCATTGAAGACTATCGGAGTTCCTTTAACAAAACAGATAGGACCGTGATCGTCTTCGTATACAAGGCATTGGGTTCCAAACTCGTAAAAGAAGTCCGGTTCCGTTCCCCGGTGATACTCGTCTTGTGAAAGAGAATCACATAGCACTGTAAAGTCGTTCTCTTCTATTAGTCTATTTCTTAACATTAATTTCCCCAAGCCCACCAGAACGTAGGACATAGACCGTCCGTATCTGTACCCGTACCTGTAGTCCACGTGAATCCGGTTAGAGTCTCGCTTCCGTCAACCACGCTAGGAACCATAGTGTGTTGAGCCGCAATCTGAATACCCCCGAATGCTAGTCCAAAGAAGTTGTTAACAAACGGATTCAAGAATGATATAGCAGGTTGTACACCCGATGCTGTAGGAGTCGGAGTCACGCCCCAGTTTATAATAAGGCTGTTCTGTCCTGTTACCGGGATAACAATTGACCCCGGATTGGCGATAGTCCCTGTTCCTGCTAGGACAGACGCTATTTGTTGTGTAACCTTTTGTGTAACATTAGTTGTATTGGTTACATTCTGTACCTGAGCAGCCGGTGGGTTTAGCACACGATACTGCGGAACTACACCGTTTTGGTAGTACGTACGTTGTGCATCCGAGTTAGTGTTACTAACCAGAGGCAACGGACAACGCGTGTACGGACTAAACCCCGGAGTTTGATTAGTATTTGGAATAGACACGGGTTGAGCCGGGTCCGGTGTTGAAACCGGCCCGTACCCACTCATGTCAACTCCACTTGATAGACGATCTGATAACGAAGGCATTATAGCTCCTGAGAATAAGCCCCGAACACCGTGAGCGTAAGTAGCTCATTCTGAACAGCATCGTTAGGACTAAATATTACCTTCATCTGCATGTGGCGCATAACCGCTGTTTCATCCTGCAACTCAGCAAGGTAGAAACGTTGACTGTAAAGAGACGTACTCTCCTTTAGGTTAGGAGGGTCCGGTGTCCAACGAGTCAGTATGTCAAACGGTCCTGTGTAATACGGCAAAGCCTCATCTACGATAACGCCTATTTGAACCGGCACACCCACACGAACTGCGTCAGTAGTAATGTGATCTACTTCGGCAACTTGTCCCGGTTGTGTTAGAACCGCCGAGCCAACTACTGCCCATGACTCGTAGGTTGACCCATTGTCCGTGAACTCGGTCAAATCTCGTCTAAGGATAGGACCACTAGCAATCGGTCCTAGTAACAAGTCATGTACGCCCGGTGATGTTTCAATTGACTGTAGAGCCTTAACTCCACCAATAATAGAAGCAAATGGAGACCATGTAAATCCTGTTTCTGGTGCTGGAGTAGTCATCAACCTATACCAGCCGTTGACAGCATCTCCAAGATACCAAGCTTGATCCTCACCATTAGTATGCCACGCCACGTAAGCCGTGTTAGGATTCCACGACTGTCCCGGGTTCCCGGTATTCATACGCAGTTGGTCCCCGATTGGGAAGCCAGCGTACGTTGTACCGCTAGACGGGTCTAGGATGATAAACTGACGGTCTGTACTAAAGAACCCGATGATAGGTCCGTTCGAATCCAGAGCGTTGTAGTTACGGAGTCCGATACCCGGAAGCAACGGTATTCCCTGAAGGATAGGACTATTAGTAGTTCCATTTCCTTGTATCAGGTAAATGTCCGAAATGGTAAACACCATCATGCCTGCTGCCGTTGGGACTAGTCGCGTAACTAGCGATGGGAATTGGTCAAAGTTCAACGGGTTGTAACCGTCTATTCCATTTCCTACCGGACTGTCTGAACCGGAACTCCAGTACACAACGTTACCCACGCTCCACCACAAACGATTCAAGTGGTAGGCAAGGTTAATTGCGCCGGGTAGAGGAATGGTATTCTCTCCACCTATAGGAGCACTAATCAATTCGTTCAAGTTAACATCTGCTGTGTTGTCTATGTATCCTTCGGCTATATACTGTGCCAAAGGGAGAGTGTACGTCGTACTCGCACCCGGGATAAGCAAAGGCAATGCCTCACCATCCGTTGTCCTAAAGATCGCAACGTAATCAACAGGGAGTTGCATACCACCTTGTGCTATTAGCGAAGGGGGTTTATGATACGACGGCGGAAGTCCCGCTCCCGGTGGAATCTGGATTCCTTGCGCCCCTATGAAATTACCAGTAGGGTTAGAAATCTTAACCGCGTTAGAAACCGTATTATCCAGAGTATTTACAATAGCAATGTAGTAAGTATATCCTCCGTTCTGTGGACTTAACACGCCTTCATAAACCAAGGTCCATGTAATCGAACCATCCGTAGTAGTTTCCCCTAGGATAGTATTCCATGTTGGAGGGGTGAGTCCCGATGTCCCGCCCGCTGCGGAGAACTGTAGGTTATTGTTTGAATCAACTACATAAAAATTAGTACCAAACCCCGTTCCCCCGGGGAAGCTAGAATAGAACACCCAACTGCTAGCCGTTCCGGTTTGTGCTACTCCATTAGGTGAGAACACAGGAACGATAGGAAGAGTTGCACCGTCAGGAATCTTCAATCCCCACGGTTCTGTTTGCAATCCTCTGTCTGCCCAGACTACCGAGCCATCAAACACGAATTGCGGAAGTATAGTCGCATGGTTGACTGATGACACACCAAAGAACGTAGAGCCGGTACTGGGTCCGGTTCCTACAGGCTGTACTGTACCGGAAACCGGTTCTCCTGAGTTAAACGCTATGCCCGACGTACTTTCGGTAGTGGTAGTAAATCCTGTTACTAGCCAGTTCAACGGGTAAGTAACCACCATTGAAGACGATGACGGAAAACTTAGGATTGTCGCACTCTGACTATCTAGATAACTAGCCGACATGCCTACTGGAAACGTTACAATATCACCTACATTAAAAATACTACCAAGGTTGATACTTGATTGGATGGTAACGGTCGGTTGTGTAGTAGGTGTAGGTGCTGTAAATGATGTTCCTGTAATAGGGAAGTTCGTACCCACACACTGCAAAATATGCCCATTAGCATCAATAAAGAATGTGCTAAAGAACGGCAGACTAGGCGTACCGTAGTCGGTAGATGCCTGCCATGTTGCGTTAGTCTGAATCCACTTTAGAGTATCAACTCCATCACCCATGTACAGATTGTTACCGACCTGTTGGAAATAGGTCTGTCCCGCCCCTGTGCTCTTATTGAACAGAAGAGTTTTGACACCACCTAGAAGCGAGAAAACAGCGTTAGCCTCGTCCACCATGACTATGATTTCTTCTGTAGTCGCGTTAGTAACTTTGAAGTCGTAGAACCTGTCTACGTTTGTCCATGTGTTAGAATCGAATACGGAGTTACCCGGTCTACGAGCTAACGTAAGCTTGTTGGTAATCTCCGTGTTAAGTCCAGCAATAAGGGCATCGCCCGAAGCGCCATAGAACTTTTCGACTATTCTACTTGTAGTAGCGTCTCTTAGCGGTGACCGATTAGTCCACAACCCACTACTCCAGCGTCCAGTGTAAAGAGGGTCAAAGCGTGTTTGTTTCTGTGCTTGCGCTCCGGCAAGTCCTAGATTGTTTGGCAAGACTCCTCCTTAATACGTTAATTTATTCGGTACCCATACACTAATGTTGAAGGGTGACGGACTATCGTGAACAGTCTGTGCAAATGGTCCCCAAATCAACTGGCCTTTGTTAGAATATACTGACACGAAATAAAAGGATTGATCTGTGCTTCCATCAAACCCGGTTAGAAGATTGTTAGGCCAAAGTGAATAAGTTGGAGAAGTTACGACGTTTCCATCAGCATCTAACGGTACGCGAATCACTCTACCAGACGGAACAGCAATAGAGCTAGCTGCCTCAATTTGGTCTATATTTAGCTTAAACAGAATGTATCCGTTAGCCGCTGGATTTCCGGCAGGGTCCTGAAACGGCCCGCCTGTAAGTGCGTTAGCTGCCATTAGCTCACCGTAACCTTGTATGTACCTATAAGTTGTCCAGCCTGAGTGTATACATTCACTACATAGTACAAATCCTCAGTCTTAGGACTCATTAGAGAAGTTTCCCACACGTTTCCCCCTCCGATGATAGTTCCAGATGAATCTAGAAGCATTTTAATAGAGTTGGATTGTACTTGCGTGAACACCCCGCTAACATTAACTTGTGCGTTAACATTAAGCCTTACCGTGATGTAACCATTGGCTACAGGGGTACCGTCTGGATTGACAAATGTTTGAATCGGCAATGGTGCTTGTCCTGTAGCCATCTAGTTTATGCTCCCGGTTTCTGTCCTACGTTGTTAGTCTTGGCCCAGTCCGCTAGCTTGTTACTAGCATAAAGGGGTCCGCAAGTTGTAACGATGAACGTAGAACCCGCGTTTAGAAAGTTGTTAAACTGCTCAACTGTGATCTTTTTCTGATGCGTAGAAACTCCGAAAGAGATTCCCACACCTAGAACGAACGCAATGAGCATTGTTACATGGATGCGAGTGGACGATCCACTACCGTCCGGCTCGCTCCAAATTGATTTAAGCCATTGTGACATAATGCCTCCTTATTTAATAGCTTCCCAAGTAGTATTGGGAGTCTCCAGCTTTCCGATTACTTGCGCGGGAGGTTGGTTAGCATGACTCCCGGGAGGACTTATAGGTGACGCTGTACCAAAACTATAGAACACTGACGGGTTAAACTCATTATTGAACCTAGCCGCGTCGTTGTCCGCACTACGAGCCACGTTAGAAACTTCCCAACCTGTAACATAGCCTTGATAGTGTGCGTTACCGTGCGCTGCGTCTCGTCCTAGCCTGAGTTCCGCCACTCCTACACAGCTTCCCGGGCTAGTGTTAGGAGAGTTGTCAATTACCGGTACCACAGTGCCGTTAGCAAGAGCAGGCGAAGTTATCGGTATTCCGTCAATAAGAATCGTTGCCGTGGAAATAGCACCACCCGGTGTCGCGTAATCAAAGTCAAAACGATGCCAGCCGTAATCAACCAAGAAAGTCGGAGAAGACGGCCCGGGGTTAAGCGAAGATGCGGAAGTAATAACCGGCGCTCCGGCAGTGTTGAAATCAATTCCGGTCTCACCTAGAGCAGTGTAGTAGAACGGTTGTCCGTTACTTAATTGAGCAAACATCGTAATTCCGCTCTGATCCCCTACCCCATTGTTAGCCTTGCCATACCCAGAGATGTTCTGTGAGTTACCGCCTCCTAGTATCGGACCTAACGCAGAGGGAGAAGTTTTAAACCAAATGCTTTGATGGTTAACTACACCAGTTCCGGTTGGGAAACCGTGAGCGCCTATAGAATCCCCTGAAGCAATAGGACACCAACCGGGTGTGAACGCGTCGGTAAGTCCGCCGATATAAAACCCGCCGCCCAATTGTGTCGCAGCAGGTGCTATACTAGCACCAGCGCCGGTTGCTGTTTGACCTATATCTAGCCCACTCCCGCCTGAGTCGGTAGTGCCCAGAACTCCGGGTGCACCACCCTCATACGCTCCTGCAAAGTTAGTACCGCCCATCCAGAGAGTTGAATTGTCTGACGTATCAGTTGATAAGCCAATCTTAACATAAACAGTCGTGTCACTAGTATGTGAAGCGGTTGGTATTTCAACTCGCCATGCAGAATCGCCCGTGGACGATGTATAGAATACACGCTCAAAACTCAACGCTGTTGAACACGTAGAGTTGGAGAAGAATTGAATATCCTTACCTCCGTTCCCGTTTACCGCAAACCCTCCACTAGAAGTGTAAGCCATCCACGGATAAGTTCCTCTGACAAGCAAAGGGAAGTTGGTTTGGTCTGTATTAGGAATCTGTGTATGATTTATCGTCAACGGAATACAATAAGCGCCAGATGTCATTCCTGTCGGAGTTATAGCGTCGGTCATAACTGCAAAGCCGGTTGGGTTACTCTGTGTTTGAAAGTTGGCCGATTCCCAATCTGCGCTCTGCGCTACGTTTGCGACGCGAACCTCATCTACAGACCCGTTCATGGGAAGATTTCCGAATGCTCCGCCAAAGTTGTGAGGATCACGTCCTATGTTAATGTTTAGAGAACTATTTCCCATTGTTCCGGTTCCGCTAGTTGTAACGTTAACGGTTTGGTTTATACCATTCACGTACGCTAAACTCACCCCACCGTAACCGCCTACACCAGCCACAAAAGTCCACACACTATTTTGAATAACCTGTGCTGGAGTGAACATAAACGTATCACTACCACCGTTATTCACGTCGAAAGACACTCCTGTCTCTCCGCCGTTACATCCTCCTCCACCAGAGCCTACGCTTCCCGCATTAAGACGAAAGCCGTTGTTGCCATCGTTATTGCCTACAATAGTTTTGCAACTGTTGTTTGAAGTAGGTTTGATCCATCCTTCAGCAGTTACAACCGTTGAAGTAATAGATGCACCAGCATCTATGTATTGTGGTCCCGAGGCTAGCATTGACGCACCACCAGCGATATAACCCGTGGTAGCTGTTGCGCCGTTATTAACCGGTGTATAGGTACCGCACCAGTCCGTCAAGTCCAGAGTTGAACCGTTCCCGTAACCTTCCATGAAAACATAATGAGATGCTGTGCATACCGCAGCGTTGTTTGAGTGGTCGGAATCGGATGCCTTACCGTAGAACATCCAAATCGCCGTTGGGGTGGTAGAAGGGACTAGTGTACGTCCTACATAGAACTCAGCCGCGCCGGTAGTTCCGGTATACACACGACGCTGAAAGTTCAAAAGATTACCGCCTGATAGAGCGTCACAAAACACAATATCATTACCAGAGGATAGAATCTTACCACCCGAACCAGACGCTTTAAGGTCTGGAAGAGTATAACTTGTAACCTCACCTGATAGCGTCGTTACGCTCTGTGTCACGCCATTGTAAGCAAGTAGCACGGGGAACCCGGTCAGAGTGCTTCCAAACTGTTGCGTGTCGATGTAAAAGACTTTAGAATTAGAATACCCCGTAGGGCAAGCTGTCGCGTGCGCTAGCACAGGAGAAATTAGCCCCACGAGAAATAGTAATCCAGTCAAAATCTTAGTGCGTAACATATACACTTAACCCCACGTTTGCTAAAGTTGAATCGGCTGCTGATGCCCCAAAGAACGCAACTACATCTCCGGCTGTAATAGTTCCACCCGAACCCGACCAAGTAGGTGTTGCCGGTCCTCCCGACCCACCGCTAGCAAAAGTGGCAGTGCAAAGAGTCGTGGACGTAGTTACGTCTACTACCGTAAACGCACTAGTTGAAGTTGCTCCGATACCCGCGTAACCTTTAGAGTTAGGGCATGACGAAGCTACTGTAAACGTAGTGGTAACCGGAACCGTTCCCAGTAGTTGGGAAGATGTTGTCTGAGTTCCGTTCAAACCGCCTGAAATCTGGGCTACTGTTCCAACGGTAGTCTGACTAGTTACTAGTCCTTTTCCGTTAGTAGTTGGTTTGCAGATGTGTGTAGCATCTCCACATGCGCCGGGACTTCCGTTTACCGTAGCTAGTATGAAAGATGCGCTTCCCGGTCCGGTTGCGGTACCGTCACCGGTTAAAGCCGTGATAGCGTTACCAGTGCCACTGAAAGCCACTCCGGTAAATCCGCCTGACGTATTAACTACGCACCAAACAGGGTTACTACCCCCACCTACAGTGCAATCAGTTGAGTTAGCTCCGTCCTGAACAAGAACGTAGGTCCCTGCCGGGTCCGAAGTCGCGAACGGTTGCGCTGCTGAAACAGACATTGGGAAGATAGCATAGTCAAACAATGAGATAGTGCTGTCGCTTGGGTCCCATGACAGTCCCGGTCCCAGACTAACAACAATCCCAGACGGTGTAACCGGGGAACCAGTATAATCAACTTCTAGAGCCGCTACATACCCCCACGATGTACTCCCTGAGTGGAAAGGAGCCGAGTTAGCGTCTGCAAACGCGGTAATAGTTCCAATATTAGCCAATGCCCCGGTAAGTTGACATCCATACTGCAAAGGAGTTGATCCTGTTCCGCCCGATGATCCGTTTCTAAGAGGGCTGCACCCTCCAAATCCTGTCCCCGAAAACGCTAGGTGTGTAGACTCTTCTGCACCACCACCATCACCGCTGATAACTTGGGATTTCCAACCAACCGCGTATATCGCAGTAATCTGACCTGTTGTGATTCCTGTCAGTACTGGAGTCGAAAAGGTACAACTGGCACTTGCTCCGCTCTGTAAACTATAAAATCCGTTTCCTAGAGTTGGAGGAGGATTGCCCGGTACACCGTTAACAGCACCCGCCGAACCTGAACCTGTTGAGCAAGCGTTAACCGTAAACGGAACTAATACGTACTGACCGGTACCTTGCTGTTGGTATTGAAATTGGAAATCAGTACCGCCCGTACCACTGCTAGAGCTAGTGAAGAAAAAAGTTCTATCGTCAGTAATCTGGGTTATGTTCCCGCCACTAGTAACAACCTTAGCTACTGGAATCTGCGTAGATGTAAAAGGGGTAGTGCTTACCGTTGGTGCACATGACGCCGTTGTATCCAGATACACATAGTTGGTTGTGTTGTTAGACATGGTTAGCGTTCCGCCCGCATACGTGACGATTCCGCTACAATTGGCTGTACCCGGACTAATGTTAAGAACCAAACCAGTTCCGGTTGAATTAGTCGGTTTGTAACCCGGAGCTACACCGTTCGCAGTCTTAGCATCTACGGAATACAAAGGTGTCAACGGTGGTAGGTCACTGGTTTGAGGTTGTTGTGCCGTAGCGTACCCAACACCAGTTACTATTGCGAAGATGGCTAGAAGCTTCTTAAACATTATAGATTCCCTCGACCTTGACGGCCTTGTGTAAAGTCCATGTTCTTGACAAGAGGAGTACCGGTAATCTGTTCCCAGTTGTTCATCCAAATGTTAAGTTCTGTCTCTGTCAACCCTTCTTGGGTGCTTAGTAGATTAGTAATAAACTTCTGATTGGCCGATGCGAACCTTGGATCGTCCGCGTACAGATACATAAGGGCTAGAAAACCCCAGTTGTAAATACGCGAATACTCATCCGGTATGGGTGCCCATGTGTTTTGCAGACTGTTGATAATTGGAGGAGTCTGCTGAATCTGAATAGAGACAGGATACGCTTTATCAGGAGTCGGCATCAAACGGAACGTAATGCTGTTACCTACGTTGAACTGTGCTGAAATGCTGTGCGGTGTGGATTGTGCCGAATCTAACGCTAGGTCGATGTGTGGGGTAATCTGTTTCCACTCCATGTTACAAGAGTTGGGATTAGTTACTTTAACAGACGCGTTCTCGATCCATGCAAAACTGTACGCCGTACTTCCGTTAGCTAGTCCAACTAGTCCCGAATTGGTCCAAATAACCGAACCGTCTGTAGTAGTTCCACCCACAGTAGAATTAAAGGTAGGAATCGTTGATCCGGTTGTACCGGCTGTAGTAACAGTCTGGGAAAACCCATTGCTATCGAGTAGTGTGTACCCCACCAAAACAGGTGTAGTAGCCTGCCAGTTAAACAACGTGTAATCTTGAATGCCCGGGGAACAGACGAATCCGGTAACTGCACGGTTCCATCTCCAACGAAAAGGAGCACCAAGGATAGTTTGAAGAATCAGATTAGCACTAGTAACGGCGGGTTCATTAAAATTGCCCAATGCTAGTGGACGGCGGAAGAGAAACCTCTTCGCCCATTCTGATGTTTGCTCTAATGTGATTGTTGCTGGCACTCTTTCTCCACAAAAACAAAAAACGGGCAGGGCGGGTGTTACGCCCATCCTGCCCTATGAATTTCTCATAGTGAGAAACTATGTCGATTAAGTTATTACCATCCGGTCCAAGGCCCAAACGGAAGCGCGGGACTAATCGGATTGAATCCGTATCCTGTATCCATAACCTTAGGATCACCCGGATAGAAACCGAAATCATCCTTCTCACGGTCCTGTTGTTTAACTGCCTTGTCTAAAGCTTCAAGCCAAAGTTGACGTTCTTGAACATACTTAGAACGAACCTTAGGGTCCGGGTTTCTACGGAAGCATTCAGCAAAGAACCCTTGTTTAAAAGCCCACTCAAACGTATCGGGCATAGGGTTAAGGTATTGCTGTAGATTCCTAAACCTTGGTGCTACCATCTGACCTACGACCTGAATAGCCCACACAACACCTTGTTGCGGCGGAATAGGATTCAATCTAAATCCTTGTCCGTTAGGGTTAATAGCGGTCCATACACAAGTACCGTCTTGAACAGTGCTCGCCATGATGTTAGGATTACGAAGTGTCGGATAGGTCGGATTAGCGGGCCAAGTTGGTTCTGTAGCTCCGCACACTCCAAATGTCGTCAAGCACCACAGGTTACCATTAGGATCGGCAATAGCGGTAGTCGCGTTATAAGGCGTAACTAGGTTGCCAACCGGGTTGGTGTAGATGACATTGGGACCGGGATTCTGTTGACCCGTCAGCCCGGGTCCGGCTACTGTAGTTTGTCCAGAGGGATTGTTAGCCACGGGTCCAAGGGGTTGTTGTCCCCACGTCCCAACAGTCAACATGCTGTTAGGCAACCAAGAAATCTTAGCTGCATAAGTGCCTTGTTGATAGGTGACTAGTGAATCCTTGTCAACCTCCAGCGGAAGCTTTTGCTTAGGAACGGATGTTTGATTAATATTAACTGCCCACGCACTCTCGATCCATCCAATATTATTGAGACCGGGTACAAAGTAATCTTGCTGTAGACTGTTAGTATAGAACACCGGAAGGTTGTAACGATTCCATTTCCAGTTGTAAGGCTGTGCGCCGGGACCACCATTAATAATCGCCTGCATAACATCGTTGGCGATGCTAAGAGCCGGTTGCATAGACGAACCACCAGTAGACAAAGCCGGAGCTACGTCCCCAAGGGTTGAGGCATCTTGTACAACATCCCATAGCTTGATTGTGGAGTTACCGAATACAACGCAAGCTGGAGTGACAGTTGAAAATATAATAGCGTAGCCGGTTACTCCTGCATCTGAGGCTACAAGGTATAGGTTTTCTGAATCATAACGTGTAGGAGTTTGGAACCAAACGACTCCGCCTGACGTGAACTCAAAGATTACCGACCCGGGAATGACCCCTAGGTTATGTGGTAGTGTGAAGTTACCCGGCGCTGCCGTAGTAAAAGGTATCTGTACCTGTGCCATTAAAACTCCTAACAACCACAATTAGCGTAGATTATAACTACTCCGGTAACGCCCGCGTCGGACGCTACCAGATAAAGGTTTGTGGCGTCATATCGCATAGGTTGAAACCATACCGTTCCGCCGTCTGTAAATTGGAAAATTACTGTAGTGGGAATTATCCCTAGATTGTGAGCTAGTGTAAAATCCCCCGGGGCAGTCGTGCTAAACGGTATGGTTGCGTTGGCTTGCATCTTACCTCAGATTAACGTAAATTTGTACTTGCGGTGACCTTCCTATAATAAGCGCCGTTATCAGAGAACCGGAACTGAACCGCTCCCGAAGGAACGTTACGTGTCTGGAAATTAATAGCCGCTTCATACTGGGCAACTGCTGCTAGGTAAGCCTCTTCCGTCTTGTATTGGTCACGCACAGGTGGCTTCCATGTCTTACCACAACGTAGGCAACGAACCCACATATCGCCGTTAGCAAACGTGTGCTTAAGTACCGCGTAATTAGAATCGTCACCCTGACCGGCAATAACTCCAGCCGCTCCGTTTCCACCCTTACGGTGGTTACAACGTTTTTGAGCCGCTTCGTTTTCGTGTGCCAGTTGGCTTAGTGTCGCTCCGTTAGTTAGGCTACGCTGACGCTTAGTTTCACGCTTTAATTCACGCTCATCTAGACGCTCTTTGATATCCTGTAGATTAGCCTGACGTTCAAGCATTTCAAGCTTCTTTGTCTCAAGATCAACACGTTTAATTTCTAGTTCGATAGCCGCTAAATCCTCTTGCGACTTGGTAAGTTTAGGCGCGGGTGCACCCTTAATTTCATCTGCCATGTTCTCCTCTCTCTTATTCTGTTAAACCTAGGTCAGCCATTTTCATAGCTTTTACTAGGGTGTTGTATTTGTCAAACGCTGCGTCGTAACGCGGTTTACCAAACACCTTGTTCACTTGCTCCTCAGTGACAATCTTCTTAAGCATTAGTTGCAACAGGCAAGTGCGCCATCCTCTACGCCTTTCGGCTAGTGGTGCTCCATGCTCGTCAAAGTTCATAATGGACAGTTCCGGCATTTGGCCGTACTGTACCCAACACGCGACTTCTAGTTCGCTGTTAACGTCACGCGCCCATAGAAGGACAAGCTTGTCTTGGTGGGGATGCTGTCTGTAATAGCAATTTACGCCAAGTGAACGCAAACCGTTAATCAACCAACGATGGTCGTGTACCCGCCCTATACGAGCCTCAATATCAGCGTAGTCGGTAGGATTAATCCATTGATATTGCTTAGCGATTCCTTCGTTAATCTCCCGGTTCTCAGCTAGAATCTCCTGAGTCTGTGAGCTAGTTTTTCCGTCGTTACGGGTTGCAGCATAGGCCGCGACTTGTGCGGCTAGCTCGGGGGACATAGCAGGACCGTTCATCTCTGTCGAGTAACTATCCCACGGGTTTTCGGAACTTAGACGAGTTCCCTGAGTGGCTTGTATTTCCTGTGGTGTTGGCAATCGCTCTCCTCAAAGCAAATAACATGTCTCCTATCCAACTGAAGTCTATAACACTCAAATAGGTAGGAGTCTTATCACGCGGCTGTACACACCTGACCGGATAATAAGAAGGTTAACGTACTTAACACGTCTCGGGTAATCCACCCTCCACGGGTCCTTTTTCAGTTAACTAAACCTAATCTTCTGTTGCTCTATCTTTCGCAACGCGTCAGTCATTAGCCCAACTGCCTCTTTAAAGGCGTCAGCCATTAACTCATAGTCATCCGGCTCGCAGACATCTTCAAAACCGCACTCTTCCCAGATACGTTGGAACGCTTTTTCTGCCGGGTTCTCACAAATCTCTGTAAATAATAGATCGTTGTGATCTTTTAATGTATTATAGGCTCTCCGTAGGGCCGAGTTAGCCGTACGGAGAGTTCTATTATGTTTCCTTAATACTTCTGCCTCAGTGTATTCCATACTTTCCTCCAAAAGTTTGAATTACGATTAGGGTAGGACCTGAACGTTAACAGTCGCGTAAATCTTGTTAATTGGGAGACCGTTCATAATGTTGCCACTAGAAACGACATCACCAACCGAGTTGTTAAACGTTGGATAGCTAACTTCAACTTCCACTCCACCCGGGGCAACCGCTGTAATAACACCAGACGATGAAACAGTAGCAACCGCTGTAGCTGTACCTGAAGGCTGATAGGTGTTACCTGTCAGAGTCTTGGCAGGATAAGCCACATAAGTTAGCTCGTTTGAACCCGCTTCCTGTGAAGTAGCTGTAGCAGCGTGCGTTTCCGCAACTGCTGCGTTGTTCTCAAGAGTTAGAGTTGTAGTACTAGACGCCGTAGCAATGAAAGTTCCATTGTTAGACGGGTTAGTGACAAACCCTACAACCACGAAGGTTTGACCCTTGAACGCGTTAGAACCACCGCCAGTGATAGTACCCGTGTAAACGGCTGTTCCTTCCTCAGAGGTAGCTGTAGCAGCGTGCGTTTCCGCAGTTGCACCCGCGTTGACCAAGGTCAGAGTTGTAGTCGTAGAAGCCACAGCTTCATACACACCGTTGTTATTTGCACCCGCAAAGCCTGCAACTGTAAACAGAAGCCCAACTAGAGCGTTAGAACCACCACCCGTAATCGTACCTGTGTAGACAGCATCGCCGTTAACAGAAGCGGCAACCGCAGTCAACGTTAGAGTACCGGGTGAAGAACTGGCAACTGATGTTAGGGTAAATGCTGTACCGGGAGTAATCTCGTTACCCGCCGCGTCTTGTAGCTGTGGATTTAGTTGAAACGTTGTTTGACCGTTAGTACCGCTAACTGATAGCACAACGTTATTGTAGCCGGGAGTTGTCTTTGAACCTTCGTTACCTTCAACGACGATCTTTGCAGCAACACCTAGGCCAGTAGTAGGACTTGGAAAAAAAGCCATGTAATATTCTCCTATTAACCGATGTACTCAACACGCGCTTTCAGCGTATAAGTCAGTGTAGCAGCCGCAGCCGATGAAATAACGATGTTAGTTCCCGCCTTAGCATTGATAATTACTGAACCACTCTTGTTATCGCCAGCGTTTGTACCTGTACCAGTAGCCTGAATTGCAAGGCCGGTTTCAGATGCGCCTGTGTCACCTTCAGTGTAGGCAGCGGCAGTAGACGGGAGTGTTCCGCCTGTGGCAGTCATTTGGACTGCATAAGTTGAGATACGATACAGACCGGTAACCGGCGCTGTGTACGTTAGGACGTTAGCTTGAGTTGCGGCTGTCTGACTTGACAGAATAGCCTTAGCAACTGCGTCCGAGAAAGGAACCCATCCGTTACCTGTGCTGATATACAGAACATTGTTAACAGTATCAACAGCCACGTTAGGGGCGATAGTTGAACCACCAGCCGCAACCGCACCTAGGACACCGGGATTTCCTTGGAAAACCTGATTTAGTAGACCCATTTATTTCTCCTTGATGAGTGCACCCATCTTAGGATGCATGGGGAGTGTATTTCAACTCCCCTATGTTAGTTTAGCTAATCGCGCTAGCTGCGTCGATTTCGCGGATACGGATAGTGGTATCCGGTCCTAGCGAAGTCGTGAAGTGCACACGATAGCTTGTCCATCCGGGGATTAGCCCTTCAGGATCGGCAACCGTAGGCTCTGCGTTCTGCACGATGTTGCACTTAATATTCTGCCACTCACCGTCTCCGAAGCCTGTATCACCTTGAGCGCCAAGCTTAATAGAGAAGATACCGTCACGACCGAAGATATAAGTACGTAGCGCGGTTAGACCGGTCACAGCCTTATAGTTCGATGTAGCAGTAACTTGGTTCGTCTGGAAGAAACGAACACCGGTAGAAGGAAGCTCAATCATCTCAGTTAGGTCAACCGAGATTAGGTCTTCCATCTTAGCAAGACCAACCGGAGTGTGCTTCAAGATATCAATTGGTGAGTCGTTGCTGTTGTCAGCAAGAACGTCGCCAAGAGCAAACGGGTGGATAACACCGCAGAATGTCTTTGAAGCTTCATCGAACGGACGGACCGAACGACCGGCAAGGCTCTGCACAGAGTTACGAATCTGGTTAAGGCTCAGAGTCGTAAATGAAGTTGTAGATGTTGCACCAAGTTGCACAAGCACGCTTGCGTCAACAGCGTTTGCACCGTCAGCAGTTGCACGGACAAGAGCGCTTAGAGACTCACCAAGGCGATACGCAAGTTCACGGGCAACGTTCTCAACAGTGTTATCAAGAGCCGTAGCAAGTGATAGACTTGAGAAGTTGGCGTAATCGGCATACTCACCAATGGTAGCTGTAGTTGTAAGAACTTGGACAGAGATACCGCTACCGACTGTGCCTTCGGTTGTCTGGGCTGTGTTAGCAGCTAGCGGAACATACATGAACATCTCGTATTGGTTACCAGACTTCATGGGTAGGTCCAAACGCTCTGAACAAGCCACGAATGGAGTTTGCGCCTTCAGGTTCTCACGGAATTTCTTGTCGTAGTAACGAACCGTTGACTGAGGCAAATTTGACTGACTATTGCTTGATGGACTATAACCGGCCATAATGGTTATGGTTCTCCTGTTTTGTGGGCTTAACTCTTTCCTCCAAAAGAACCCATGTCCTGTGCGTCAGCTATCACCTAGTAATCCGACTAGTTCTTTACTGCCTTAACTCGACGATAGTTAAGGTTTTTGCCTCACGCTTGGTTGCTTCCCAGTAATCCGACTGTTCCGCTTCGGGATACCTACTCTATGCAGGGTTTTCCCATAGGCTTCCACATGTGGATAGCTTTAGTATCCTCACCGTAGAAGTCTTCACGTATTTGATCTGCTCTGTACCCCAAATCGAAGTACAGCTTTTGTGCGGGATTGTTTACATCAACATGTAAGTCAATGTATTGCAAACCCGCGTTAAACTTTTCGCACTCTTGTATAAGTGCTGTTGCTACTCCTTGCTTCCGATACTCAGGAAGTACAGATACATTATAAATATTTGCTCTATTTACTAGTTTCCAACGAGATATTAGGAAACCAGCCATCCTATCATCAACAAAAGCTACCCACTTGTGGTGATTAGGTAACGATAGAGTTTGCAAAAGAGACTTACGAGGCTCGGGGTACTTCTGACAAACCTCGTTAATATCACAAATTGTTTCAAAGTCCTGAGGAATGCCGATAGCCACACTGACCATTAGCGCCTCTTGCTAGCCTTCAACTCCTGTTCTAGCTTATCGGCCTTTGCTGCGAATCCTTTCTCACTTAGAAGTCTGCGTTTATATTCCTCAGACGGCATAGCGTTAAGTGCAGCGATTCCCTTAAAGGTCATAGCCCGACCGTTGATCGTTGTCTGATACACAATCTCATCACCGGTTGCTGGTGTATTAGGTACATCCGAACCATTCTTACGGCTAAGCCCGGAACCCACATTCTCTAGAGAGACCTGTGGAATCTGCTCAACTACATGTTCCTTAGGAGTTTCCTCGACCGGAACCTGTTCAACTACGGGTTCAACTACCGTCTCGACTACTTCAGCCGGTCCTAGGATAATTGCCCCTTGTTGTAGAAGCTTGTTGTACGCGTACTCAAAGTTACTCTTAATCGGAGCAAGGTCATAACGGGACATGTAAGCACAGATGTTCTGGAAGTTCTCGTCGCACTTGTAGTACCCGGGCGTCTCTTGCACGAAAGCATTAGCTTCCAAACGTGCAGTAAGGTTAATAGCCTTCTGCTCAGCAGAGTTCAAACGCTCACCAATCTCACTAAGCGGTGCGCCGATAGTTGCTTCCATTAGAGTCTGTGTAGCCTGCGCGACCGTTGTAGGGTCTAGCATCTGGCGTGAGATTTCGTAACGCTCCTCTTCAGTTAGATCACGAGGGGTAAATCTAGTTGGTCCTTGGAACCTAGGAACCTCTTCACTAATTTCCTCAGTCTCGACAATCCCTAGACGAACTTTCTTAGTCTCCTGACGAAGTTTACGAATCAATAGTATGTTCTGCTCGCGTAGCTTCTCTGCCAACTCCTCATGAGTCGTGTACTTGATTACTTGCTTTCCGCCAATCGGACGGCCTTCTTCGTCGGTAGGTTGGTATGTATAAATCTTCTCTTCTAGCTGTTCGCTCATATTAGACTCTCCTCAGTGTCTAGTGTGAATTCCCCTAGGTCAATTCCTTCCGCAGATTCGACCGGTTTAGTTTGTGGTCTGGTTGCTATATATAGCTCCGTAACATTGTTAATTGAATTGACAAACGAAACGTAGTATTGTGCTGCTAGCTTAGCCATTTTATGTTTAGCTAAGACTTCCTTTTCGTCCGTCTCTGCAACGTTAATCATTGCTACAGCATACTTGTCCACCAAGGAACGTAACATCTTTTGTAGTACCGGGAATCCCGGGTGTCCTCGAAGTGACGCTAAGTTTGCTACTTCCTCCGGCTCTAGTGCTAGCTCCGGCATGAATTCATTTTCCATCTCCCCTCCAGAAGATATATCCGATTGCAACTCCTTCGGACCAATCGGGCTAAGGCTCTACTACCCTGTTTATTCTAGGCTTACGTTCCTAAGGGTCAGCAGTAGGATGACCCGAGTTCTAGGGTAGAGGATCACGCTCCCATCCTCATTAGTTTAGTGAGACCCTAATTTCTTACTCTACAGTTGGCTCCGAACCACCGAGACCGGACATATCCGGTTCGCCTTCGTTAGCCTCACCCTTTGCACTATTTAAAAATGCACCCACTACAATACGTTCTTTAATTCGGTCGTTTGCCGAT